TCCTCCTCGGTGTTCTCCTCCTCGGTGTCGTAGTCTTCACTGGCGTAATCGTCCTCTACTTGCTCAACAGGCTCGTAGCGAACAGGGGGCTTGGATACACGCCCGGAACGGGTGCGCTGCTCACTGTCCGTGAGATCTAACGGTGGTTGGGATAAAGGCTGGGCCATTGTCTGGGTATTCCTGTGTTGTCTCGTTTAAGTACTTTGGATAAAACCGAAGACCTTGTGAAAGAGCAACTCTATTTAGTTCAAATTCACCTTCGTAACCGAGTTTGAGTGCAATCGCCTCTAGGTCATCTTTATATTGCCCATCATCTGCTCTTCTGATCCCCAGACTGATATCACGTATATTTTCAAGTGCTGTATAAAGAGCTTCTGCCGCCGTTTCTAAATCTGTTTCTAATTTAGATTCAAAAAGGTCCATGTTATTGAGGAATCTTTGCCAGCTTGTTGGGTCAAGGCCAGAGTACGGATGAATTTCCTGCTCGTATTTCCGGAACTGGCCTCGCGTGCTTCTCGGAAAGAAGACCCAGAAAAGAATTAGTAGGAGGGCTACCAACAACAACGATTTCATCTATTATACTGGGAGGAAGAATATGCTCAGCTCCAGAAAACGACTTGCACTCCTCGTTGAAGCACCTCTGACAAATTCTCCCTTTGTTTATCAGGAACCATACGTGATTTGACCTGTGTTCTTCACAGATGCGCTCACAGTACTTGGAGTCTGTCTGAACGTACCAAGCGTCAGAACCAGCCTCGAGCCGTTGAATCTTCTTCACCTGCGTCTGCCTGTGACCCCGCATATACCTCTGAATGAATTCCTCTATGGGCTCGCTTGCAGGCGTCTCGTCGTCAAACGGATTGGGTCTCCCCTCCTTGATACTCGTGCGCATCGAGAACAGAGCTAGGGTCTCGACATTGGGCTCCTTGGAGAAATCCGGGCCATCAAGCTGCTTCCACGGAACATACGGGTCACCTGACGGTTTCTTGTGCGACCAAAGCATCCGGAGCCCAGACCCTCCATAGACGCTGGAATCAACCACCGAGTTCCAGTCAATCGGCCCGTCGGGCATGGCGAGCAGAATTCTAGCCCGCGCCGACACCGCCTGCGGCTTGGTCACCTTGAAATCAGGCCAGTGAATATGGACACCCGTCTTGATCCCCTCCTTGACGGGGCGTGACTGAGCACGAGCGATGCAGCACCTACCAGGCTTATCAAGAGCCTCGTGAATTGCTCCACAAATTTTGAGAATAAATTCATCACTTGGTTTTTCTTGGGCCTTGTAATCAAGATCCACGAAAAACTTGAAGACCTCCGTCTTCTGCTCGACTACATACAATTTCTTTCCCAATTTCACTTGTGAAATATAAGTCTGAAAAAATGCATCTGAATCTTCATCGGGCACGAAGAGGATCCCACCATCCATGAGGGTGTGGGTCCCGGGGGCTTTGGGTACCGACCATAAATTTAAGTTCATAATTAATTAGGTGTTTTCTTTTCTAAGTCAGAATCAGACTCGGAAGAAGAGGAAGAATCCAATATAATTCTAGACCAAAAACTCTTAATCTTATTTTTGCGGTTCTTCTTCTTTTCTTCGTTTGGTGCAGCTGGCTCCTCTGCTACTTCGGGCTCGACCGGAGCCTCCTCGATCTTCTCAATTTCGTAACACAATCTGCGAATGGTCATTTGATCTGCGAGCTCCTCGGGTTTGGAACCGTCATTCCGGAGCGTCGCGAGCTTCTGAGCATACCAGAGCTTGCTGGGAGTCATTCCTAATACAATATAGGTTTCTTTTTGAATATTTTTTTACGCGTTAAATTTTCAAGTTAAATGGAGTTTTATTTCTTGCACGAATTGCCTGAACAAATTCAGGGTTCTTAATGACGTGTGTCCTGATCATGGGCCATAGGTTTTCACGTTTGGTGATCCCCTCTAGGGTGTCGAATTCACAAAAATCATTTTCATCGTAATTCTTTCTGAATGGAACGAGGTGGCTTTCCATCTTCTCCTTCTCTTCATCGAACCGTTTCACTACGTGGCGGTGTTCTATTGAAGTCATTGGGAGATCAAAGACATAGACGTGATAGGTGTTGAGAACATCAACTCCATCTTCTATGTCTCTAGGTTCTGGGGTGTCGGTCGAAAACTTGAAGTAGGCGTAGGAGCCTCTCTTCAGGTTGATCGTTCCACGTGTTTCTTCTTCGAGTTCTCTAACCGCGCATCTCAGCGGATTATAGACTTCGCGTCGGCGACACCCGCCTGTGACAAATGTCCATTCACGGTACCTTCGGTCATGCACGACCAGAAAGTGGGGCACCCCCTCTATTTGGCTCATCGGTATTGCTATTGCTTTGTGCCTCTCTCGAAGAGCTGCCATGGCTCTCTACTATTAATTCTGGACCAAAAAAATTCTGTAGATTACCGCTGCGCTTGTCGTAACTCGCCAAAAATACGAGCATGGCAAGAATAAGCCAAATCCAGAGCGGCATCTTATATTAGTTTTCAACTTAATTTGCGTACAGCAGCGAGCCCAGACCGTTCTGGATGCGCAGCACGTTGTAATTGACTGCGTACAGGTAGGGGTTGGCGATCGCTGGGTTGGTCAGTGCCAGCAGACCGTTGGTGAGCTGCACTGGGGTTACCAGGCGGTAGGTGTCCAGGCGCGAGAAGTTGATCGTGCCGGTTGGCTGGTTCTTGGACGTGTCTAGGCAGTAGCTGATGATTGCCACGTTGGACACGGCGTTGTTATGGACGTAGCCGAAGGGGGTGTTGTAGTACTGGGGCACATCCACGTACTGGGACAGCGACTTGTACTCGCCGACATCCACGCCGTTGATCTGGGTCTTCAGGTAGTAGTTGGCCGCATTCACTGAGTTGTTGCCGTTCTGGAAGACGGTTGCGTAGCTGTTAGACTGGAAGGCGATGTACTTGACTGGGTGAGCCAGTGCCAACTCCTGCACGGGCTGATTGCTGATGGGCACGCGCTGCACCTGGTGGATGAGCAGATCGTGCGTGTTGTCGGCGAAGAACTTGCGCTCGGCCTGGTCCAGGTAGATGTAGTTGGCCCATGCCACAAACTGCAGCTGGGAGTAAGTGGTCGTGGTGACGGCCACTCCTGGGAAGAAGCTGAAGACGGTGCCGGCTGGGATGCTCCCCTCCAATGCTGATGGGAAGGTCACAGTAACCGTAGTTGAGGTGCTGGATGCCACTACGACGGGGCCGGCCATTGGCAGACCAGCCACATACTGACCGGGCTGGATCGTTTCTGACGTCATCGAGGCCACGCGAGCGATGTTGATGACAAGCGAGGTTTGGCCCGCCGCCACTGTAGTCGCACCCACGGTTGTCGCCGAGGCCACTGGTGAGTACAGGTTGGCCGTGGTGTTGGCTGGGTACAGCAGGCTTGAAGAGGGGCTCGCGATGTTGGAGAAGGAGACCACCAGGTTAGAAGTGAAAGTATTGGATGCCGAGATGAGATTAGAGTAGATGCTCTGGACCACTGAGCTCGTGCTGAAATCTACGGTTCCAGGTGCCACGTTGCTCAGGAGCATACCTGGGAAGATTGGGCCGTTATAGAGGCCCGTGGTGGTCGTCAGTGCCACGTTGGTCACGTTGGACGTCAGGCCTGTGAAGGTCACTGCCGAGGCCACGTTGATCGAGGCCATAGGAGTTGCCGCCAGAAGGGGGTTGGTGGTGGGGCCGAAATTGACAGTTGCGCTCATCTGGCTGGACCAGTTGATGCGCAGCTCCACGTCTGCGTACTGAAGGCTCACCAGTGGCAGAGCCAGGAAGGTGTCCTTGCAGAAGAAGAACTTGAGGGGGAAGAAAGTGGTCTTCTGGTTGGTTGAGTTACCGGGCGCCGTGTTCAGGTAACGTTGGGAAAAAGACTGTGCGCCCACAATTGGCTCGACGTCCGACATCCACTGGAAGTCCTGTGTATCAACAACCTGACCGCCGATGAGCAGATCAATCTTGTCAATAACCTTAGACCAGTCGAGATTTGCCACTCCGGCGTTGTTATTGTCGCGTGCAGTGAAATAAACGTAGGACAGCAGATCACCCTTGCGCTCGAAGCGGATGGTGGAGATGCCACCTGCTTGAGGGATGCCCTGGATGACCTGGCGCTCCACGGAATGAGCATAGTGAGTATAACGCTTGTAGTTGGACCGGAAGAAAGAAATCTCAGGCTTGCCGGTCAGCCAAGCGTCCTGAGCACCTGTAGCCACGAGCTGAACAATGCCTCCGCTCATTTTATAATTGCTCTAGATTATTTTTTCCCATTTTTCACTGAACAGACAGTGGCTCTTGGATGAATGAATTCTTCTCAAGTTGTTTGATCGCAATATCCAGGCTGTCAGATGTGGCCCATGGGTTGGCCCCAGTCGCCGCCTTCTTCTCGTTAAATTTGTAAAATTCAGCATCCACGTAGTTCTGGAAGCGTTCGCCATTGGCTGGATTCACCTGCTGTTGCACCGATTCCGATTTAAGATTCGTCATGGCGCCAACCATGCCAGTTGGATCGGAGCGAACATTCATGTTACCTGCGTTACCAGGGCGATCTGGGTTTGAGCGATTGCCGGAAAAGTGGGGAGAAGACTTGTTAGTGAGAGAGCCGTCATAGGCCTGCTTGACGTTGTAATGGGCGATGCCAAACTCGAGAGTGTCGCCACGTGCGCCAGTCTCTTGGCGGATGGTGGTCCGCCGGGTCTTTATCTGATCAGGACGGCCCTCGAAGCCTCGAATTGCTCCACCCTGACCCTGGGCGCTATTCTGGGCGGGTGGTCTGTGCCAAGTCTTCGTCGCCTTGGCTTGGTGAGTAACTGATCCGATACCACCTGCGCCGCCGTTCTTGACGACGGGATTGGCTGGACCTACGCGGCCCTCGATGGTCGTGAGGCGCTCCTCGTTGATATTATTGGGCAGAACACGGAAGAACTGCTGGAAACCGCCAGTTGCTGGCACATCTGGGGCGACACCTAGGCCAGGGCCCACGCGGATGCGCTCGACTGGCGGCAGATTATTCATCTTATTCGTCACGTTCTGACGGCCGTAAAGATCATACACGGGCTGGCCAAATGGAGAACGGGTCGCCTGCTTGTCGAATGCCTGGAGCGAAGGCACCTCGTGCTTGGGTGCGAGGCGGAAGTCGCCCACGCGGCGCCCAAGCTCAGGGGTCATGATTTGCATTCCATAAGAATCCTGGAGGTGCTGCCGGGAATTGGAGGCCATGTCAATCTCAAGTCTGGAGATTGGGGGGAGGGGTTTGCGAGATTCAGTGGTTGCCGGCGAGTCCTCGCTCAGTTTCTTTCCGGCAAACACCAAACCGACTATTGCTGCTAGAGCAAGAGGGTCCATTATTATTACAAGGGATATAATTTTACTTGGTTATGTATCGCTGCACGAAGCGGTTGTTCTGGTCGGCTGCGTAAGTGCTCATGGGGTCCTGAGCAACAACGGGCAGAGGTCCCAGATTCACGTAGGGGAAGGGGAAGTCATATGGCTTTGTGGCCCACACCTTCTTGTCGGCCAGAGTGTCAATTGGAATCAGTGAGGACCACGCGTCGGCCAAGTCGGTCATCGTGATCGTCGCTGGGCCCTGAACAGCCTCGGGCTGGAGCTGAATATCAGCGATAGTATAATACGTCTGAGGCATTCTTTAAACTAGGGCTATATTTTTTTAACGCCCGTTACCTGCCCGCATCTGAGTCTGATCGGGGAAGTGGAAACGCCACTCATCCGGATCGCACGCAAAATCGG